GATTCCAAATAAGGATTTACAATATTTAAGAATCTGTTTCTAGTTTCAGAAGTATTTTGTTCGAATACTAAATATCTAGAAGTAGATGCGATGTATTTTCTAACAGTTAATAATAATCTTCTTACATTAATTCTATCTAATGCAGATGGTTTATCTTGTAATGTCTTTTGTCCGAATACTACAATACCTTGTCCTGGAAACTGAACGATTGGATTTACCTTTCCTTCATATAATGTATCTTTTTCCGATTGAGTTAATCTATCCATTACACTAACTGCTCCAATTAAACCACCTCTATTTAAACCCGCTGGTGCAAACCATTCGGCTGCTACTCTATCATTTGCTGCAAATACTCCTGGCAACAATACCGATGGTGGAACTGTGATAAGTTTGTTTGTATTTACATCAATAGTTTTAATCCAAGGGTAATAAAATGCTGCGTAGTTAGAATCAACTTCACCCGCTTGTGTTACAGTTTGTGCTAATGTTGTATTAGGAGTACCCGCATCTGCAATAAAGAATGCATCACTTCTTTCTTCAACCATATCCAAAATAGATGTGAATGTGGATGAGTGTTGGTTTCTATTAACACCAGGTGCTACAATCATATTAATATCGTATTCATCTTGATTAGATAAAGCCGCAATATGTTTTCCGTATGCAATAGAACCAGATGATAATGAGTTAGTAAGGTTAAATCCTTGTGAGTTTCCTGCATTAATATCAGAACCTTTGTATATAGGTGTTGTAGGACTCATACCATCAAAACCTTCTTGAAATGCTACTATGAATTGTGCCGATGTTGAACCTACTGATAATGAACCACCATTAGTAGAATCTACACCAAATGCAATATTTGCTCCTACACCTGCATTATTAGGTATTGGTTTTAAGTAAAATACGTTATCTGTGTTATTATCCAAATCAATACCACCATAAGTAGTTGCTGAAGAAGTAACAAATGATGCTGATGGGATTAAACTTCCAATTCCTGCCGATGCTGAAATAGGTAATAAATATGCTCCATGAGCAAATGGTACTGCTTGAACTGGTGAATTTTCATTTAAATCAGAAACTCTGATATATTTTGAGTTATTAACCCAATCACCATTTTCAGTTACTTTACCATCTGATGCAATAGTTCTTTTTCTATTACCAATTACTCTTTCAATATAGTTAGGAGAGTTAGGGTCTAAGTTTACATTTGAATAAGTTTCTAATACTACTTTCTTTTTATTTGTATCATTAAATTCTCTTACAACTACTGTAAATACACCATAATCAGTGCCATTTACAGAACCTGCTGCTTTAATGTTTGTAATTCCAATTTTAACTTTTTGATTTGCTGCGTTTCCTGCACCGATTGTTTCAAAACGGAAAAGGTTTGTTCTTTCTCCTGAAATTAATTGTGATTGAATAAATGGAGTTTTAGCTTCCTGTGCATCAAATGTATATGATTGGTCTGCTAATACCGTTACACTTGCACTTGTAGCTGATACAAATGGAACATTATGATTTTTAAAAAATCCATAAACATAAGGTTTTTTTGCTCCAAATGCAGATAATCCAAATACAGATTCAATATCATCCGTATCAGATGCTTCCAAAGATGCAGATAATAATCCTGCGTTTGAACCCGAAATTAAAAATTGACCAGATGAACCACTTGTTACCGTTGTTCCTGCAAAACCTGCGTTTGAACCACTTGCAGTACCATATATAATACCAACAGATGCTGATATTGAACCCGAAGTTACTGTTAATAATAAAGGAGCAGTTTCAGTATATCCACCGATACCACCAACTCTACAAATTGTAGCAGTTCCTGCTTCTCTTAAATATGATTGTACTGCTAAAGGTGTGTAGTATGTATCATCAACTGTACCGAACAAAGTTTCGAATTCTGCTTGAGAATTAACAATTGTTGGAACTAATGGTCCTTCTTTGAAAGGTCCGATGAAAGCTGCACCAATATCAGCTACACCTTGTTGTAAAAATGAAAGGTCGTTTTCTTTTGTAAAAACACCTGGTGATACTATTTTGTCTGCCATTTGTATTCTAATTTAAAAATTTTATTATCTTAATATAAATATAAAAATTATTTTCAAAACAACAAAATTTTATTTGTATGTTGGTGAGAAGTAATTATATACTTGTGTAATTTCCGTTGAACTCAATGCTCTATTAAAGAACAATGCAGGTCCTTGTTGGTATGTTCTATAAGTAGATGAACCACCTCCTATAATAGCAGTTGCTGCATTTGTTGCAGGGAAAGTTGATATAGTTGTTGCACCACTATTATTGGCAGTTGTATCGAAATATAAAATCATACCAGTTGATGCCGATACAACATATGATGCCATATACCAAACATTTGTAGATAATGTTAAAACATTTGATGTAAAGAAAGTAAATGGTGTAGATATTGCCGATTCCCAAAATAATCTATAATTAACACCTGCACTATTTGTACTAAGACCCATATTATAATCACTTCCTTTTCCAAAAAAGATAGCTCTTTGGTCTGCTGCGGTGAATCCCGTAGGTAATCTAAACCAAGTTACATATGTCATTGTACTAACATCAAAGTTAGTACTACCTGCATTTATATTTGTACTTCTATCTTTATACCACCCATCGGCATTACCATTTGTTAATGTCCAATATTTTTCTTTTCTACTTGCACCATTGTTATATGCAGGGTTTGTACCAGTAATACCTGCTGTGTTTGTTACACCTCTAGGTCTAAAACCTGTACCATATCCAGTTAAATCTAACCAATCTGCCGTTGCAGTACCTGCCGTTGATGATGCCTTTGATGGGTCTAAGTACATTCTTAATCCAGAAGATGGGATATATGGTTGTGTGGTTGTGCCTTTGTTATGTGATATTACACCATTTGCCAAATAAACGTCAGCATTCTCCACATTAAGTGTTACAATTTCAACATCTTCTATTATTTTAGCAACATCATATACCAAAACTTCAACTAAACCATCGGTGTCATCATACGTTAATATTGAATCTCCTGGTAATATACTTTCAACATTTTTAAAGTGGTATTTTTGAATTTCAAAATCAAACACATATAATGGGTGAGTTCCAGTTGCCTTTATTAAACCATTATTAACATTATAATATCCACTTGCAAAGTTAAATGTAATATCAGATACAGTTACATCTTGATATGAACCCGTTGCAGTTTCTAATTTATAAAATCTCCAATCTAATTGGTCTGATTCCGGGTCTTGTGATTCATCAGGTAATCCAGCTGGTACCCATGCTTTAATTACATCACCAACTGCCAAATCTTCTACATTTACAATAGTATTATCTGCTTTTGTTACCGGAGTATCAAATAATAAACAAAAATCAGGTTGGTTAATTGTATTATAAACATCAACTGCGTATAAAATTTTTGTAGTAGTAGAGTTATAGTTAGTTGCTGCCGTATTAAATCCATCGTTATAAGTCATTGATAACGTTGATTCTGCTTCCGAATATGATGATAAGGTTATTGCTGCGGGAGTGATTGGAAATGATGGAGATGCTCCTAATGATGCAACACCAACTGAAAAGTTTGCATTATTAAATGATACTGTATAGTTTGCTGCAACACTACCAACTCTTGTAGCATGTGCAGTACCAGGACTTCCAAATGTAAATGTAGCATTTTCAGATGTAGATTCTACAATATATGTAAAAGTTGGTGGAGTTACCGTTACCGAATCAATTGCAAATGCTCCAATGGAAATTGAAGTTCCTGCAGATGCGTTTCTAGCATTTAATGATGATGCTTGTGAAGTTCTTGCTGAACCTACAGTTGCTCTGTATAAATTTCCTAAAGATAAATTAGTTTTTGGCATATTAGTATGTGTTATTCTCCGTTATAAATATCTAAAAGTTTTTCTTTCCATACATCTTTATTTCCAAAATGTGTTTTCATCCAATCTTTTAGTTTGTGATGTTCTGTTTTTCTTTCTTTATAACTATCTTTACAGATTTGCTCATAGGTTTCCTTAAAAGTTTCTGCATCTTTTGCTTTATATTTGTAGTCAAGGGGAATACACCAGTTTTCATGTAATATCGGTACTTTACCCCAATCAACTGCTTCAAATATTCCATATCCGAAGGGTTCATTTTCAAAACACGAGTGAGATACACCCCAATCAAGTCCGTAGAACCTTTCTTTAAATTTATAATCAAACTTATAAATTTTACTTTTTTCGAATTTATGTCCATATTTCTTTCGGTAATATTTATTAAATGTTTCTGAATTTGTAGAAATATAATTTTCAAATGGTTCTATGAACTCTAAATTCTTTCTACCTTCCGCTCTTGCGGCAAATCCAATTTTTAATGACTCCGAAACTTCTTTATTTACTGTAAATTCGTAACAATTTGGTATATGATATAAATTTTCTGTTTTATATGGAAAATGATATAATCCTACCCAAACTTTATTTTTAATTTTATCAATCATTTCTGATTCATATTCCCAATTACCATACCAATGTAAGTATTCTTCTTTTTCCATTTGTGCCATTAAAGACACTTTTGTTAAATTATGAAAAACGATTGAATCAATCTTTTCCAAATTTTTATGAATAGCTCTGGTTGGAGTGTAATGACCATGAAGAATATGTATTTTTCTTGCACCTTCCAAATGTTTTATAATTTCATCTTCAGATGTTTCCCAAATATGGTCAATATTGATTTGAAAATCCTCATAATTTTGAGGTTTATGTCTATGGAATAGAAGAAGTGGCTTTACCTCTAAATGAGGAGCCACTTCCTTTATCCATTGTGTTACCCACATATCTGCACCACTATTGAACCAGGGTCCTCCTGCGGTGGTATAGTAAACGTCGTACATTTATATTATAATAAACCTTTTTCTTTCATTCTATCTTCAAAAACAGTAATTGTTGTATTTAATCCAACCATATCTGATTTTAATTTTTGTATAACAATATCTTGTTCTTTTATTGCTTCTACTAACAAACCAACCATTTTAGAGTAATCTAATGCTAAGAAACCATTTTCTCTTGTCTTAACCACTTCTGGTAAAACATCTAAAACATCTTGTGCAATTAAACCAGTTTTTGGAGTTTGTTTAGTTACTTCATCTACATCATCATTCCATTCCCAAGTCACACCATTTAATGCATTTACTTTTTCTAATGCATTATCTATTAATTCAACATTATTTTTGTGTCGTATATCCGAAGTAAAGAATGCAGTAATATCACCCGTTGCAGTAATCGTTCCGTTAATGGTTAAATTACCAAATGTTGGAGTTGCAGCTGAGTGAATACTTTGTGGTAATGATAATGTTACACCACCTGTTCCCGCACTTGCAATAACTTGGTTTGCAGTACCTGTAATTGAGGTAACACCACTATTTGCAATTGTTACTAAAGAACTACCATTATAAGATGTACCACTTAATCCAGTACCAATTGTTAAAGTTGCTAAGTTACCACCCAATGAAACACCACTAATTGAAGAATTAGCTAATTGTGCGTTTTGAATATTTGTAATTTGAGATGAACCACTTACCAATGTAGGTAATGAACTAATACCACTAAAAGTAATTTGAGATGAACCACTTACTACAGTATTTGTATTTAATGCAGTTTTAACACCACCCGTAAAGTGTGCAGAACCACTATCTAATGTTAGTGTTCTTGTTGATGAAATATCACCACCACCACTTAAACCATTACCTGCACTAATTAATACAGATGTATGGTCGATGTGTTTGTTTGCAGAATATCCAGTTGTTGAATCATGTGATATTTGTGAAGAACCCGATATTACACCATCCGTATTAATTTTAGTTTTAATCGTTGTATCGATTGAACTTGTAAATGAGTTAAATGAAGATGTTGTTGTAAAATTACTAGTTGAACCTAGTGAAGAAGATTGTGCAACATTTTGTGTAATATTACCACTATTATCTACAAATGAAATTGATGCAGTTGAAATTTGTACATTACCAATTTGAATACCACCACCTGCTACCGCAGTAATTGTTGTTACTACTTGATTGTTTGCAGGATTAACCATTTTGATTGAACCTGTTGAGATATATAAATCTCTCCAAAATTTAGTCTCTGAACCTAAATCAAATATATTGGTTGTTTGAGGAATAAGTGATGAACTTAAAGATGCTACAACATTTACACTATCGGATGTGTTATCACCAATTGTAATGTTACCACCCAATGTTAAATTTCCTGCAATATTTGCGTTTCCCGTAATATCCAATCCAGAACCTGAAATAGCTCCAAAGTTTCCGGTACTTCCCGTACCTGTCGATGATAGTATGATGTCACCTGTTGCTCCACCTACTACTAATGTTCCCAATGTGGTGTTCACATATGGTTCTCCGAATGCCAACGAACCGGATTGTTGTGCGGTACTACCGCGTCTAAATTTAAGTCCCATTTTAGTTTACTCTTTTTTTTAGTTTAAAGTATAAGAAACCCCTATACCCCTATAAATATCTATTTATTTTCCAATCGTTTAATTTTTGCTGATAATTCTTTGATTGCTTCAATTAATAATGGAACTATTTTTTCGTATTGAACTGCTTTGTATCCGTTATCTCTATTTGTTACAATTTGTGGAAGGATTTCTTCAATTTCTTGTGCAATTACTCCAATATCATTTCCTTTGTGAGAGTGAATTTCATCATATCCTTCTTTCCAATCGTATGTGTTACCACTAATCGATTCAACTTTTTCTAATGCGTTTTTAATTGGTTGGATATTTTCTTTTAATCTAATATCAGATGAATAAAATGCAGTAATATCACCCGTTGCTCTAATTTCACCACTCGCTCCACTTGAAGTAGTTCCAATACCCAATGAGCCAAATTGAACATTTGATGTAGTTCCTCCACCGTTTGTTGATGATAAAGTTATTTGAGATGAACCCGTTACAACAGTACCTATTGCCGTTCTAATTTGGTCAGCACTAACTGCACTACCTAATGCCGTAGCTACTCCTGCAATTGATATAGATGTATTTACTAATTGTGAGTTTGTAATACCACTAATTTGAGATGAACCAGAAATTACACCCGATGGCAACAATGGTGGTATTTGTGCCGCTCCACTAACAATTCCCGCTGGTATTGAAGAAATACCCGAATAAGTTATTTGAGATGAACCACTAACTACTCCCGTTGGCAATAATGATGGAATTTGTGTCGATGATGAGATTACATTATCCCCATCTGCTCTTAGCAATTTGGATTCAGCATCCAATGGTCCTGCTTTCCAATAATCATTCGTTGTATCCCATAGTAATGAGCCAGAATTAGTTGTTCCACTAGCATCTCTTACTACTAAACCCGCATTTGCACTACCTGCACCATTAAGTTGAATAATATTATCTTTGATATTAAGAGTTGTACTATCTATAATAGTTGTAGTTCCTAATACTGTTAAATTTCCTGCTAAAGAAACATCTGTACCACTTATAGTAATTGCCCCTCTTAAAGATGAAGTATATAAGTTTAACGATGTAACATCACTTGCTATAGAACTACTAAATGTTGTATAGTTAGTTGTTGCCGTAATATCAACTTGCGATGAACCACTAACTAACCCACTTCCACCGAATATTTGAGAACTACCACTTACTATTCCTGCTGGTATTGAACTAATACTTGTGTATGTAATTTGAGATGAACCACTAACTATTCCACTACCTTTTGTTTCGTAAGATGAAGTTGCTGCTTCTATACTATTTAATCTACTATTTGTAGATGTTGTAAATGCATTTAAATTATCAAATGCCGCAGTTAATCCTGCAGGAGTTAATAAATCTAAATCATATCTTAATCCATCTAATAAATTATCTACTGAAGTTGAATATGCATTAAAGAATCCAGAACCCGTCCATAAATTTAATGATGTAGTTACTGAATTTATTTGTAGAATCGAAGAATTTAAACTAGAAGTAGTTAATTCTATATTATCTAATCTAACATTTGTAGATGATGTATATGAATGTAAAGATGAAGTTACTAAATTCAATTGTCCAACTGAAGAACTAATTGATGCAGATGTACTTTCTAAATTATCTAATCTAATTTTAGTAGATGCAGTAAATTCATTTGTTCCAAATATACTTGCAGTAAATGCATTTAATGAAGAAGTAGTTTGATGAATACTTGCTAAATCACTATTTACCGATGCCGTATATAATTCTAATGATGAAGTATAAGTAGCTAATGTGGTATTTTTGTTTTCTTGAGATTGAGTAAATTGTCCTAATAATAAAATAGAATTATCTACACTTGCAGATTTACTTTGTAAGTTACTTAATCTACTATCTACTGATGTTGAATATACAGTTACACTATCACCATTTAATCCAACAATTGTAGATGAACTTATTGAACCAACTACACTTAAATTTGTATTAATTGCAAATCTTGTATTAGTATGTTCCCAACTCATTGAAACATTTGCTCCTGCTATTTCAAAACCTGAACCATCTGATGTTGCCGATGATAAAGAACCACTTGATAGGGTTATTAACTTATCTTCTACATAAACATTATTAACATTTAAAGAAGTTTGAGTTCCATCTACAATTAAGTTTCCTATTATTCTTGTATTTCCGCCAGTTACATCAATTGCAGTTTTTAAAGAAGATGTATATGATTCAATTTCACCCAATCTACTATTTGTAGAAGATGTGAAAGTATTCATTGAAGAAGTATATGCTCCAATTACTATATCTTTTGTTTCTTGTGATGATGTAAATGTATTTATTGAACCAGTATATGCCCCAATTACTATATCTTTTGTTTCTTGCGAAGAACTAAATGTATTTAAACTTGCAGTTGATTCTTGTAATCTATCTAATATACTATTTACACTACCAGTATAAGTTACTAATGTTAAATTCTTTTCCTCTTGTGATGATGTAAATAATTGTAAAGATGCCGATGCTAATTGCAATTGGTCTAATCTACTATCTACTGATGTACTAAATGTTGAAATTCCTTCGTTTATACCGTTTATAGAACCACTAAATGAACCTGAAAAAGAAGTTGCGTGTATTTCTTTCCAAACTTTTGAAGTAGAACCAATTGAATATGTATTTGATGGATTGGGGATTAAGTTTGATGTAAACTCACCCGTTGCAGTTATAGTATCTGTTGTTTGATTTCCTAAAAATAAATTACCAGAAATAGCAACATCACCACTAAAATATGCGTTTGATGCAGATAAGTTTCCTGTTAAGTTAATATTACCAACTGAGGAAGTATTTAATGCAAGTAGTGTGATAGGATTTCCATCACCAATTGCCACTTGTAAAGAGTTTTTTCCTTTGTGTAAATATAATTCACCATCTACTATTGAAGATGATATATCAGTTGTTCCTCTTCTAATTTGAAATATAGCTGCCATTTAAATCTGTTATGTTTCTTATAAATATAATAATATCTTTTTTCTTTGATTATAGTCCGAATCTTCCTTTTTGAGCGTTATAGTTTTGTCTAATTTCGGTTTGACTTAAATCTCTATTATAAAATTTAAATATTGACCAACTACCTTGATTAAATTCTCCTAAAGTATATCTACAAAATAATGTAATTGTACCAGTTCTTAATGCAGTATTTCTACCATAAAAATGAAACCATTGGCCAGTAGGAAATGAATTTGGACCTACTGCTACCGATGCTCCATTTACATAAAATTGGTCCCAATCAGAACCTATTCCACTAAACCACATATAACCAACTGATGACCCAGTTCTTGCATCTAAAAAATATGTGCTTTTAGCATCAATATATGCCCACGTACTAATAGATTTATAATTGGAAACAGATGCAGTTATTACATAGTTATTTACACCATTAAAAGTTAAATATCCAATCGAATTAAATCCAACACCATTAACTAAAGTTGCATTATATCCATTACCACTCAAGTCTGTCCAAGTAGTCCCACTACCTCCATATGAATTTTTATTACCCGCATCTAAATGACAAATTAATCCATCGGTAACAATACTTTTAATAGCTTCACCTTTTGGTCCAATTGATGCATTAAGAAGTGTATTTCCATTTAAATTTAATCCCATATTATTACATTATATAAATTTCTGATATTGTGCAATCTGAACCGGCACCGGTACTATTACAAGACCTTCCGTGTCCAACTCCCGCAATTGCACTACTATTTCTTCTCATAAACATATAAAAAGTTTTAGGGTTTCCTTGTCCACCACCTCCCATCATATTTGTAGCTTCATTATCACACGCGCCCGTTTGTACAGTTATTGATGGACTTTGAAATGAATTTATGGCGTCTGCGGTAAATATAATATCACCTAAAGATGTATTATATCCTGCTAAATTAGGAGACACCCCACCATATCCATTTTGGTTAAATCCCCAACAAGCGGCAAATCCATTATTAGTAAATTTACAAAGTACTCTTGACCAAGGAATTGTATTTTTTATTGTAAAATATAAACCAGATTCAGGATTACCACATCCACCTAAATTAAATTGGTATGAAATTGCATATCCACCTGTACTATCATTTCCTTGTGATAAAATTGTGCAACTTTGATTATAAACGGTGTCTATCATATCACTTGTAACTCGTTTAAAGTTTTTTGGCAATATAATACCATCCGGTGTTAGCATTGATGACGATAAAGTAGAACCTCCTATATTAAATGGCATAATTTTTATTTTTATAATCCATACTTAGCCTTTGTTGAATAATAATTACTTAGTATTTCACCTTTATTTAATGCTTTATTATAAATTAATGTTTGACCTATTCTTCCTGAAAAATATTCACTACCCAACTCACCCTGTCTACCTATAATCATATTTCCTGTTCCTGTATATGTTAATGCAGAACCCCTCACCGCCATCAAATTTCCATTTATATAAATATGTGCATTTGACCCACCAAAATTAACTCCCACAATGTTCATCCAAGTATTTATAGTTCCCGCACCTGAAACTGTTACATTATTCCAAGTATCACTAAATCTAACATTACTGTTATTAAAACCAAAAAAGAATGAATTACCTGAATTTGCGTAAGACCATTGTGCCAATACTTCTTCATATCCAGCATTATTTCTATTTCTATAAAGCCAAACAGATACAGAATAAGAACTAGCACCACCGGGTATTAAGGCGGACGTGTTCATATTAATATACTGAGATGAACCATTTAATACTAAAGCATTCGTATTATATGTTACACCATTTGTTAATGTACCCGTATAATTATTTCCGGAAATATCATAAATACTTGTACTACTCCCATCATATGAATTTTTATTTACAGGGTCAAGATGTAATACTAAACCATCAGTAACGATAGAATTACTAAATGTACTTCCTGTAATTGAAGTTGATGATAATATATTTCCGTTTAAATCTATTGGCATCTTAAAATTCGGTTGTTTCTTTTATTTTTAATTCTCTACCAGTATATCTACTATCATTTAATAATTCTAATCTTTTATTTTCTGCTTCTTCTAATGTATCATATACAAACATTTCATCATTTTCAATGCAGGAACATTTTTGTATAAAATTCATACTTTCATCATAATTAGATGTTCCTTTTAATGAAGGTAATAATTCTTTTAATATTATATATCTCATAATTTATGATTTTTTAGGAGTTGCCACATTAGGGTCAACCTCTGTTAAAGCAAATTTATAAACTTTTCCTTTTTTGTTATTGTATAAGAATAAATCATCTTCACCTTCTACAATTGTCCAATCACCAATTCCGTTGTTTAAGGATAAATCGGATGTATAAATAGTTCCCCAACGTAGTGATGTAGAACCTAAATCTTGTGTACCATTTGCAGCAGGTAATAATTGACCAGAACCATTTACTCTTATTCTTTCAGCAGTAGTACCTGAACCATCACTTACATTAATTGCAACGTAGTTATTTGGACTACTACCGTCTGAATGTCCATGTGTAATTGTATGTTTTCTAACAGTATCATATCCAGCTTCTGTAAATGTTATTGTACCATTTAAATGAACCTGAGATTGTGGGTTTGTTAATCCAAATCCTGTATTTCCAACCGAAGTGATGCGTACTTTTTCGGTAGTATCAGTATAGAATGTATGATAACCACCCCATCCCGCAGAAGGTCCGATGCTATATCTCTGTTCACCTGTTCCACCATTTGAAATAATTGAAGCATAATTAGTGCCTGACGAATTAAAATTAATAGTATCGACAGCACTTCCTGCACTTCCGTTTAGAATTAATACAGGAGCAGATGAAGAAAGAGTAGCACTACTAACCGTAACTGCAGCAAAAGTAGGTGAAGATGATGTTAATACTGCTTGATTTAATACTGAACCATATCCCGTTGTCGATGATAATGTTATTTGCGATGAACCACTTACTGTACCTGTTGGTAGATTTGCAATAGTTTGTGTCGAACCCGATACTACACCCGTTGGTAAGTTTGCTATTGTTTGTGCCGAACCACTTACTATACCACCTGGAATAGAAGAAATACTACTATATGTAATTTGAGATGAACCACTTACTAATGTTGTTCCGGTTGCTAATAATGTACCGTTTACAACTGTGTTTGAACCTAAAGTAATTAAAGTACCTGTATCTGAAATGTTTGAATCATTAAGATGTTCTATTCCAGTTCCTTTTGGTATTCTGTTATTTGTTAAATATGCTTCATTACCTAAATTATCGTATGTTTCTGGTCCTAAAATGAAATGAGAAGATGTTACATTTGTGCCATTACCCCTATGTACAAAAATAAATTCATCTTGCACCGAATCATATAAGAATGAACCCGAACCACCAACTGAACCACTATCTATTATAGTTAAACCTGCAAATCTTACTGATGGGTTTGCCGTATTTAATTGAATAATATTAGTTCCAATTGATACAGATGATGCAGAAATATATTGGATTGATGAACTACCTTGTACAATTAAATCATTTGCAATATAAACTGAACCACTAAATGTTTGAGTTCCAAAGAATGTATTAGAACCAGTAGTTGCTAATCTTGCAATGTTTGTTGTAGACATTACATCTACTTGAGATGAACCACTAACAATTCCTCTACCTTTTGTTTCGTATGATGAAGTTGCTGCATTTTGATTTAATATAGTAGATGAAACAGATGAACTAAATGCAGTTAAATTTATACCATGTACTGTTCCCCCAATAGGTAATACTATTTTATTTTGAACAAATAAATTTGATGCCGATACTGCACTTAAAAAATTAGGATTAATATTTCCTTGACTAATTGTTGCTTTTTGTTCATTTGTTAAACCTGCAGTTTTTAATAATGATATATCACCACTACTTGCATCAACTGTAATTCTACCTTGTTCAGTACCATCTGGATTATGAAATCTAATAGAACCAGTTGAAAGAAATAAATCTCTAAAAGAATTTGTTTCCGAACCTAAATCATATACAAAACTACTACTTGGGATTATGGAACCTGTTAGGAATATCGTACCACTAATATTTTGATTACCTATAAATGAATTTGAACCCGTTGTTGCTAATACTGATGATGTCAATTGTGAACTACCACTAACTATACCACTACCTTTTGTTTCGTAACTTCCTGTTACAGACTCTATTGTTGTTAATCTTGTATTTTGTGCAGTATTGGTTGTATCATTTGAACCCGTATATGTGTTTAATGATGATAATATTCCAACTACTTGTGATGAACCACTTACTATTCCACCTGGTTTTGATGCAATGTTGTCCCAAGTTGTTTGAGTAATACTTCCACTTAAAACATATCTACTATCGTATGAACTTGTCAATTGCGAAGAGCCACTTACAGTTCCTGCAGTTGGCTGTGCTATAATACCACCCACACCAATTGATGCAACTAAATTATCTCTAACTATAAAATTAATACTATCTAATGTAGGTAATATTTGTGTACTACCTGATACATTTGTTAAAAATCCTTTAAATCCAACAGGTGTACCTACTGCAGTTGATTGTGATTGTTCAAAATCTATAAAATATTTATCAGATACATCATTAAAATCATTTATAGATGCTGAACTATTTGAATCATAATCCCAACCATCTCTTGGTATATCATCACTTACAACTCCTCTCAATCCACTACCATCGCCACTAAATGAACCTGTAAATGAACCTGTAAATGAACCACTATTAGATGAACCACCAACTGCTACTCCATTTACATATAACGAACCCGTTAGATTAACTGAACCTGTAAAGTCGTGTGTATCATCGGAAGTATTACCAAATCTAGAACTACCACTTTCGAAAAGAACAGATGAGGAAATTACTGAAATATTGAATTGTCTTGCATTAACTGCTCCTAATATAGTTAAGTCGGATGTTACTAATGCCGAACCACTAATTATTGCTTCACCGTGATTTATTGTGAGAGTATCGTTTACTTTTAGAGAACCAAACGAACCAGTTCCTTCTAATCTAATGGAACCTGTTACTACAGAATTTGTTGTTAATACACTTTCAACTGATTCAACTGAACCTGATTTTTTAAAGTAAATCTTACCATCGTAGGTATTAATTGCTAATTCTCCTAAATTAAGGGAACCAGTATCAGGCACTTTACCCGATTGGGCAGAGCGTTTTAATTGAATAGTCGATGCCATGTGGCTAAGTTTTTAAAGTTATCTAACAACAAATGTAGTATATACTACGAATATAAATATAACTTAAAACAAAAAAACCCCTACTATGAGGGGTTTTTATTATAATTTTTATTTACTATTAAAGTTCTCCACCATCTGGACCAAGTGATGCTGATATTTCTAAGTTGAACAACCTACCTGCTACTGAACCACTAAATGCCAATACATCACCGATTCCGTAAAGAGAACCACTAAATCCAGAGCCGGTTGTGATAGTTGCGATTGTTACATCGTTATATCTAAAATCAACTGAACCAACTGTGGTTGCTACTTTGTAAAGAGAACCACTTGCTTGTATGTATCCAATTGTTCCTGCAAACGGGTCAGAGTTAAAATCAAAGTCATCAGGTCTCATTGATGCCGTAACACCTGTCAATGCCCCACCATAACCTGCAAAGGCTGATGCAGTTACTGCTCCACTAAGATTAATCGAACCAGTTATACCCGCGCCAGTTACTACGATTTCTACTACCTCATCGGTTGAACCCGACTTGTGTATAAACGCTTTACCATCATAGGTGTTTAATGCGATTTCACCTACTTGTAACGATGTGGTTGTAGGTTTTGCACCTGCTACGCCTGAACGTTTTAATAAAATTGATGAAGTTGGGTTGTTTGGTAATGCCATAATATATTTTTATTTATCTGTTCGTTTGCTATTATTAATAAGTTCCACCATCTATTGTTTGGATTCTGGTTTCAATTGATGCACTAAATGTACTAAATCCGGTTGTTTGTGTAATATCAACTTGTATTGAACCACTTACAGTACCGGCTGGTAATAATGATATTACTTGCGAAGAACCACTTACAGTACCGGTTGGTAATAATGATATTACTTGTGATGAACCACTTACTATTCCTGCTGGTATAGAAGAGATACTTGCATATGTAATTTGAGATGAACCACTTACTACACCATCAACATTTAATTTAGTTTTAATAGTGGTATCAATAGAAGAAGTAAATGAATTTAAACTTCCAGTTGATGCTTCTATTAAACCTAATCTATCATTTTGTGCAGTTTGTGAAGATGCGAATGAAGAACTTAATGATAATTGAGATGCTGCACTTGCACTAAATGAAGTTGCAACCGAACTACTAAATTCACCTGTTACACTTGATACACTCGCAGATAATGAAGTGATACTTGCATTACTTGCTGAGAATGAAGTTGCTACTGAACCACTATATGTGTCGTATCCGGTAATTCCGGTGAAAAGTATTTGTGCCGATTCTGTAACAACATTATCGCCACCTGCTCTTAATAATTTGCTTTCAGCTCCTAATGCTCCTGCTTTCCAGTAGTCATTTGTAGAATCCCAAAGTAAAGAACCACTTACCGTATTAGGTGCAGTTGGGTCTTTAACTAATAAACCACCATTTGCCGCTCCAGTGCCATTCAATTCGATGATGTTATCACCCAATTGAATTGTATTAGATTCTACCGATGTAGTTGTACCTCTTACTGTAAAATCACCTAATACTACAACATTAGAACCGGTCAATTCAAATGCCGTTTTTAATGATGATGAATAAGTGTTTAATGCTGCTACCGATACATTAACACTTGCAGAAGTTGTTTCTAAGTTTGTTAATCTTCCTAAGTTTGAAGCACTTACTGTGTTTAATGCATCAATACTATTTTGTTGTGATGCAGTTGAAGTGTTTAATGCTCCTATTGAAATATTTACACTTGCAGAAGTTAATTCTAAGTTAGATAATCTACCTAAGTTTGAACTACTTACTGTATTTAAATTAGTTATTGAAGTATTTACACTTGCGGAAGTTAATTCTAAGTTAGATAATCTACCTAAATTCGAAGCACTTACAACATTTAATGCATCTATACTAATTTGTTGAGATGCAGTTGATGTGTTTAAAGAAGTTACTGAATTATTTACACTTGCCGAAGTTGCTTCTAAGTTAGTTAATCTTCCATCTGCAGATGCAGTAAATGCGTTTAAGGCAGTTGTTGAAGTGTTTGAAGAAGTATAACTATTCAACGCATCTATACTAATTTGTTGAGATGCCGATGATGTGTTTAATGCTGATACCGAATTATTTACACTTGCTGAAGTTGCTTCTAAGTTTGTTAATCTTCCTAAGTTAGAACCACTTACAACATTTAATGCATCAATGCTAATTTGTTGAGAAGCAGTTGAAGTGTTTAAAGCAGTTACTGAATTGTTTACACTTGCTGATGTACTTTCTAAGTTGGTTAATCTACCTAAAGTAGAACTACTAAATTCATTTACACTTGCAGATGTAACATTCAATGCATCGATACTAATTTGTTGTGATGCCGAAGAAGTATTTAAAGCAGTTACTGAAATATTTACACTCGCTGATGTACTTTCTAAGTTGGTTAATCTACCATCCGCAGATGCAGTGAATGTATTTAAAGCAGTTGTTGAAGTATTTGAAGAAGTATAAGCGTTCAATGCATCAATACTTACTTGCTGAGATGCGGATGAAGTATTTAATGCTGATACAGAATTGTTTACACTTGCAGAAGTTGCTTCAATATTTGTTAATCTTCCTAAAGTAGAACCACTAAATGTATTTAAAGATGCAGATACAACATTTAATCCATCTATACTAATTTGTTGAGAAGCAGATGATGTATTTAATGCCGTTACTGAATTATTTACACTTGCAGAAGTTGCTTCTAAATTATCTAATCTACCACCTTGTGTATTATTTACTGTTACAATTGCCGATGCTGATAATATTAAATTACCACTTGCCGTATTTAAAGCTGCTACTGAAGTATTTACACTTGCAGAAGTTGCTTCTAAGTTTGTTAATCTTCCTAAGTTTGAAGCACTTACTACGTTTAATACATCAATGCTAATTTGTTGTGATGCAGTCGAAGTGTTTAATGCTGATACCGAATTATTTACACTTGCAGAAGTTGATTCAATATTTGTTAATCTTCCTAATGTAGAAGAACTGAATGAATTTAAGTTTGAAATTGAAACTCCAACACCAGAACCTACGTTTGCAATTACTTCTGCAAATGATGCCGAAACCGAACCACTATATGTATCAAATCCAGTTGTTGAAGATATTGTAATTTGAGATGAACCACTTACTACTGAATCACTATCTGCTCTTAGTAATTTACTTTCAGCTCCCAATGCTCCTGCTTTCCAGTAGTCATTTGTAGAATCCCACAATAATGAACCGGAAACAGTATTTGGTGCAGTTGGGTCTTTAACTAATAAACCTCCATTTGCAACACCTGTTCCATTTAATTCAATTATATTATCTCCTAATTGAATTGTAGTAGAGTTTACTGCGGTTGTTGTTCCTGCTACTGTTAAGTTACCAGGTATAGTTACATTACCACTAAATGTTACATTTGCTCCACTTGCAGTTAATGCTTGAAGTATTGATGAACTAAATGAATTTAAAGATGCTGATGAATTATTTAATGCACTTACTGAATTATTTACACTCGCAGAAGTTATTTCTAAATTAGATATTCTTCCTAAGTTTGAAGCACTTACCGTATTTAATGCATCAATACTAATTTGTTGTGATGCTGATGAAGTATTTAAAGCTGCAACCGATGTATTTACACTTGCAGAAGTTGTTTCTAAGTTTGTAAATCTACCATTTGCAGAAGCCGTAAATTCGTTTAATGCAGTTGTTGATGTGTTTGAACTTGTATAGCTATTTAATGCATCAATACTAACTTGCTGAGAAGCAGAAGAAGTATTTAATGCAGATACTGAATTATTTACACTTGCACTTGTACTTTCTAAATTAGTTAATCTACCTAAAGCAGAAGAACTAAATGTATTTAAAGATGCAGAAGAAACGTTTAATGCATCAATACTAGTTTGTTGAGATGCAGAAGAAGTGTTTAGAGCAGTTACCGAATTATTTACACTTGCAGAAGTTGATTCTAAATTAGTCAATCTACCTAAAGTAGAACCACTAAATGTATTTAATAAATTTACAGAATTACCAATTGTACCACTACCTACCGATGCAGATAATGCACTTATTGATGCTGAAACCGAAGAACTAAAGTTACTAATGTTACCCGTTAAATCTGGAATATCATTTTGGTCAGAACCAAGTAAGTATAAAGTTGAACTACCACTTGCATAGTAAGGAACACCTTTAACTAAACCATTATAAGTAGATGAACTAAATACGTTTGGTGCAGCATCTCCAATTAAAAATCTATTTACCGCTTGTACTGAACCACTTTCAGTTGCTGCAAATAAAATGGATGAACCATTTGTTGTGGTAAGATTTGATGAGCCGGATACAATTATTAATTCACCTTTTTGAAACGATGCCGTTGCTGCTGAAAGGGATTCTAAACTACCACGTCTGTGTCTAATGATTTGTGCCATATTTTGGGTTTGATTATTCTATGTTACTCAATCTATAAATATTGTTTTTTAAACTAACCGTTAAATAAAACCGATTATATTTTATATTTGTTTTTTATTCTATTAAAATTCTCCCGCATCTAAGTTAGAAGAAGTAACAAATAACTCCGTATCAGTTGCGAATGTAGTATCTACTGTGGTTGCCATTGTAGAACCTGCAGTAAAGTTTGCGTTAAATATATCAATGACTTGTTGTGAAGATGATATTACTCCTGATGGTAAATTTGATGTAACTGCACCTATTTGTATTTGTGTCCAACCGTCTGAATTTCCTACATTTGTAGTATCAGTTAATACAAATAATGTAGAATCATCTTGTTGAAATACAACCAATCCCTTATAAATATTAGCAGCTGATAAAGCATAACGAGCTGACTGATTAGCTAATGCAAATCTTGCATCAACAGGCTCACTATTCGTTATGTTAAAACCACTAGGTAATATAATTGCCATTTCTTATCTTTCTATTTTATGTTAATACATATGTTATACTAGTTCCTGCTGCACCTGCTTGCAAAAGAGTTGTTTTATAAACTTTATATTGTCCAACTGTTGTTACTGCAAACGAACTAAATACACCAAATCCACCTGTTGTGATGTTTGTTAAGTTTGATAAAGAACTATTGAATACTATATAATGATATTTGTCACCAGTCCAAGTTATTGTTACACTTTGTCCACTTGCAGTTGTTGTACCTTTTGCAATCGTTCCTATTGTTCCACCTAATGTAGTATCCCAACTTGCTAAATTTTCCAATTCTCCTGCCGTAAATGCAGTTGCTGCACTTGCTCCATATCTTAAACTTCTAATTTTTGTATAAGTAGCAGTTGTAGTTGATGTAGTTGTAGTATCAGGAATATTTTCACCCGATGGAGATGCGTAGTTTGCAGTTGCAGTTATACTAATTGAAGTAGAACCCGTTGCCGAACCTGTTATATAATAAGGTGATGCCACATTTGTTGTTACACTTGTCAAATTCCAACCCGCATTTGGATTTAATGAAGATGATGTAAATGAAATACTACCAGTTGCACCTTGTTCAATTTGATTTGAAGTAGTTCCTAATTGAATTGTTGTAGTTGGTGTCAATGTAGGTGCTGCAGGATTTGTTTTAGATACTGTTCCTGTTGTAGTAGTTGATGTTTTATATAAACTACCATCTAATGGAGAACTTGCCGTATATTCCAATCTATATGTATGAGAACCCGATGTTGTCGTACTATATGTTAATGATGTTCCACTACCAACTTGTGTAAGTAATGTTGTACTTTCATATAATGATGCACTTACTAATGTATATCCTTGATTATTCCAACTTCCATTAACTGAATATGCGTCCGTTACATTATTAAATCTGTCCGTTGCAAATCCACTTGTAGACGCTGCTACCGATGTTGGTTGTGTTGGTGTTCCAAAAATAAATTTAAGAACCCCATCTACGAATGTTACTGCGGTATTACTATCAAAATCTGCAACTTCTATTCCTGTTAAGTTTTGTACACTATTGGTTACATAACTAATAAATCCACTACTTGCACTCAAAGTTGCCAATGATGCAGATACCGATGAACTTAAACTTGTAATCGATGCTGCACTTCCACTTAAAGTTTCTGCAATTGAAGAACTTATAGAAGATGATATTAAAGCTTGCGATGATGATACTGATGCACTAACAATTGCAACTTCTATATCGGTTGCTATAACTGATAATGAACTACTTAATGATGCACTTACAATATCAATAATAGATTGAGAAATAGAAGAACTTAAATTTGATAAGTTTAAACTTTGTGTTGCAAATGTTTGAGCTACCGATGAACTAAAATCACCAGTTACACTTGCTATACTTGCATTACTTGCCGAAAATGATGTTGCTACTGATGCACTAAATGCACTAATGTTACCTGTTAGGTTAATTGCAGTATTACTATCACTTCCTAACAAATATAAAGTTCCACTACCACTATCGTAATAAGGAACTCCATTTACTAAACCACCATAAATAGATGCAGTAAATACATTTGGTGCTGAACTTCCAATTATAAATCGATTAGTAGCTTGAACTGAACCACTTTCAGTTGCTGCAAATAAAATAGCTGAACCATTTGATGAAGTAATATTAGATGAGCCAGTTACAATTAATATTTCTCCTTTTTGTAAAGAACCCGTAATTATGGATAACCGTTCTAATCTACCTCTTTTATGTTGTATTAACTGAGCCATCTATATTATTCTTAATTTACTTTATTATCTATAAGTATAACTTATTAATTAAAACTCCCCCTGGTCTATAATGTTCGAAGCAGTAAGATAAACCTCTACATCTGTTGCAAATGTATCTCCTAAAGATGCAGTATATGAATTAAATGAACCAGTTGTTACAAATCCCGTTCCTGCTGCTACTACACTAATGGTTGCCGCAATTGAAGAACTTATTACTGATACTTCTAAATCGGTAGCTAATTGGTTATATCCTGATGCTGATATTAGTAAAACTTGTGCAGATGATGAAATAAGTCCTGCCCCATCTATAATTTCAAATACCGATGCGCTAAAGTCTTGTCCAACCGATACTGCGGTACTCAATGCAGAACCACTTTCTATTTGTTTTAATCTTATTAAGTTTGCCATATCCTATAAATATCTTTTATTCTTTTAACTTACCCATAACATAAATATCATTTATAGTCACATTATCGTAATCTATGTATTGTTCATTTAAAGTTATTACTACATTATTTCCAACTTCTTTTATTGTATAATTTCCTGGAATATGTAAACCAAATACTAATACTTCAAAATTGTTAGGTGATGCTCCTTCCGTTCCATAATCTAAGCTGGCACTATATATCGTTAATGTATTTGCATTGTTGTCAAATGTATCAACATTTCTTTGTACATATCTTGCACTATGTTCTAATATTTCATTATGAAAATCAATTATAGTTTGTTTATTATTTACAACTGATATTGGATTTGGATTAGAACGAGTATGAGATTGATATGAAGAAGATGTAGGTATTTCTATATTTTCTAAACTAGCAGTTACATACGAATTATCATTAATAGCATTTTTATTAACAATAGTTGGCCCAAATGGATTTTTTTTTGTATTTGATTGATATAAATTCGATGATGGTATATCTACATTCAAAAGACTAGCAGTAATATACAAAGAATCATTCAAATTGTTAGGATTAATTTTTGGAATGATTCTATTTATTTTTCTAGCATTTGATGAAAATCTATTAAGCATATTGTTCTATATCTCCTTTTATTTCTATAAAATCTTCCGAATCCAAATTATATTGAAAATTTGATTTTATAAATTTTATCAATATTCCATTAGGACCATCTTCAGCAATATAATCTCTTGGACTTATATTTTGAGTATTTATGTGAATATTTAATCTATCTTGTGTTTCTCTAAATTCTATTTCTCTTAATATACTCACAAATCTCCAACCTGTTGCTTCATAAATAAAATGAGTAGAATTTGTTAAATCCTTTGGAGTTAAAACCGCTTTGCCAGGGTTTCTACTGATTTTTTGTGTTATATCTAAAAGGCTTCGTTTCATTATAAATCTATGAATTTACCTATGATAGTAATTTCATCACCACTATCTACTGAAAATCCAGGAGACAATGCTAATACCAATGTATTATTTGTATATGATGTTACCGTAAAATGTGTTGTTTGGTAATATCTTACACCATTTATATACAACTTAATATCATATGAATTTCCCCCATATGATAATCCAGCACTAATTACAGATACTAATTGTGCAGGTGCTTGTATTAATTTTACATTTGAAAATGTTGCCGAATTTGTTCCTCCATCAACTACTTTACTATTGTTTATTGAAAGAAAATCAATTAAATCTTTGTTATCATAATATGGAGATGGAGTTGTAAGTAATCCTTCTAATCTACCATTTCCCGTTACATCTGTTTCAGTTGCAACAACAATTCTTTTTGTAGAAAATGATTTTTTAATTGTACTTTCTCCATCAAATTTTTCAGGAAGTAAATATGCTTTTACAGTTAAACTAAATTCAATTCTGTTAATTCTTTCAGTTCCTTCACCTACTTCATTTACAACATTAAAATCACCTAATGTAGTTCTAAATTTAAAACCATCTTTATCTCCCCAATATGTTCCACTATATTGCAATTGTTCTATTACTGAATTTAAATGTTCTGTATATGAAGTCCAAACCATACAATCATAGTTTAATTCAACATATTCTGGCATTTGTATTTTAAAAATTTCATATTTAGGTTGTGTGTTTTTACCCAATAATGTAAATCTATCGTATCTATTATTTTTTGAATATTTTGTAATACCAGAATATGAAACATGTCTGTTTAACATTGGCATTTGGTCATCTTTTGCAATCGATGTTCTTCTAATCATCATTAAAGGTAATTGAATCTTACCCTTATCATCTCTAAATACACCCTGTCTTCTTGCACCATTCCATCTTTCGGAATTACCATAAATTACAGGTATTTTTAATGCAACTCCATTATTATCTAATGTAGGTAATGCAGTATCTTCTAAATAAGACATCATTGCATAATCTATATCAAAAAGAGAGATACTTTGTTTTAAGTCTCCTTTTGTAGATTTTGATTGCAGAATCCTATCTGTTTTTTTTAATGGGTTAGTAGACATATTAATCTATTCTTTTTTCTATGTTTAGATTTGATTTACTTACTTGGAATGCCGTAATTACAATACTCCAATTATTATCAGGAGAACCTGCTACAAATTGAATTTCATTTGTATTATCAATTTCAAAATAAGAATCATCGTAATATATAACATCACCTATTTCCGGATATGTATTTCGTTCTTCACACAATCCTCTATCAACTTTGAAAGTCATAGTTTGTGTTATATCTGCACCAAATCCTTCATATAAAACTCCTTCAGGGTCTTTATCAACTAAACCAAAAAGTTCAACACCAGGATGCCAAGTTTTGTTTAATGATTCTCCGTAAATATTTATTGTTGTAGCATTTAAATCTATTTTAAACAATACAAAAGTATTTTCTATCACAGTATCTACCAATTCTCTGGCAATACTATGAAAAAAATCTAAATCTCTATCTAATGAAAACTTTGGCATATTATCCTACATATAATCTTAAAGGAACTTTTCTTAACATTTCTTGATGGTGAGTTGATTCGTGTGCTTTGTTTTCCATCACATTCTTTCTACTCATCTCATCTAAGTTTTCTCTTAATTGAGTAATCAACATATCCTTTTCAACTTGTGCTTCTGCTCTCAATGCTGCACCATCTAAGGAGATTTCTGCATCAGGTATAGGAATGGATGAATACTTCTCTCTTATTGCTCCTAGCAACTCCTTAGAGAGTGCTAATGTATATTTTCTAATCCATTGAACTCCAACATCATTTATGTTTGAATACTGAATAAAATCGTAAGGAATATCTGAATAATCCGAAAGTGAATCCGATTGAATAGTTTGAGAATCGTGTTCGAATTCATCTCTACTCATATATTCAAAATAAATTTTCTTCATTGTATCCTCAGTCGGAACGGGGAATATTTCCAATTTATTATCTACTATATTAAATGAATGTGCCGATTTACGAATGTGGTCATTAAATTCAATTTGTTGCATTCTTAGTACATCTTCATAAAGAGGCATCATTAAGAATTGTGCAGCGGGAGAGAAATTACCAAATCCTAACTCACTCATTAAGTTTAGAGTACCTTGTGCTCCAACCGAATATGGGTCAAAGAAACGAGTAATAGCAGGAATTGCTTCGTGATAAACTCTTGTTACATCAACCGTAGATGAACCACTAAATATTGCTGCAAAGTTTCTACCTGTTTCAACATCGGTTGCTTGTGTCATTATATCATATATTTGAACCGATGAAGTTATTGATATATATGCTTTTTTAATTTCAGTTGCACCACCAACTCCTGCTAAAGTTCCGTATTGTTGTGCCATACGAACTGCGGTTGGTAAAAATGAACCATCTACAAGTGTTTGAGAAAAGTTTGCAACTCTTCCTTTAGGTTGTCCTCTTAAAATATCAAGATTGTTACGAAGATTAAATTGATTTACTTGTGCCGAATATTCTGAAACAGATTCTTCAAAACAAGCAAAGATTTGGTCATTATTTAATTCGATATTAACAATTGGCCACCCTAATCTCTTTGCAACCCATGTTGCCGTCTTAGGTGCATCACTTCTAAACGCAGTATCCGAATCATAAATTCCAAAAGGAGTGGATGAACCCGATATAAATGAGCCAGATACTGAACCTGACCAGTATGTGTTTACAGACATAATGAAAATTTATAGTTTTACACCTATAAATATAAGAAATAAAAAAGAACTGATATTCCTATAAAACAAAAAGGGAGAACATTTCTACTCTCCCTTTTTAATATTTTTAATAAAATTGAAAACTATGTTAATCTAACTTTAACTGTACCGGTAGTATGATACAATCCACCAACTGGAACACCAGCTGATGCTGCGGCCACATCATTTGCAAAACTACCAGTAACATATCCAAATGAAGTATTTGCCATTTTAGTTGCAATACTACCACTCAATGATACTCTAGCAGCGTTTGATGCAGAAATATCCGTATCAGTTGCTAATCCATTTCCATCTAATGTTGTTTGTAATTGAGAAGCGGGTACATATCCAAATTGACCATCTTCTCTTTTTGCCATAAGTTCTGTACCACTTACACTATCAAATGTAGGTAAATTATACGCTTTAAAAATTACGTCTGCCATATTATTTTGTTGTTTATTTACTATAAATATAAATTTAAAATAAAAAAAAGAGGAGATATTTCTATCCCCTCTTTTAATAAATCAATAAATTGAGATTAAAGAGTCTCTAAACCATCAATTACGATTTTACCGTAGAATTCTGGTCTTACGATTTTCTTAGCGTAACGAGTCATAACACCTCTTCTTGGAGTGAAATTAACTGGATCGTACACTAATGGAGTCATAATCAACGGAACGTATGGAGCGTAAACCGCACCTGTCTCGAAGAAGTTAGAACCTTTAAATCCTAATAAGATAACGTTCTCAGTCATATAAGGGTTTTTGTAAACATCGTATCTGTTTGAGATTTGTCCGATGTTAGTTACACCCGCTGCAAAAGTTAAAGCATCTTTACCAGGGTTTGCAGAGAATCCGTTCATTGATTCTAAGATTGTAGCTACGTTTGGAGAAACAACAATAAAGTTTGCTCCACCTCTCATAGTCAATTGGTGAATCTTGTTAGAGATTTTCTGTAATTTGATTCCCAAAGTCTGGAACCAAGTTGATTTTGTGTAAGCAGAAGCTGCTGCTGCGTTAGAATCAACTTCAAATGTTCCGTTTCCAGAATTGTAATCGTATCCAACTCTTGCTGACCAATATTCAGTTGAGAATGCATTTTGCTGCAACATCTCTAAGATTTCTAAGTCAATCTCTAATGAGATATACTCAGATAACATTTGAGTTAATTCAGCTTCAGCATCTACTGAGTGATATGCATTTAAATCTTGAGCTAATTCAGGAGTCCAGATTGCTTTCAACTTACGAGTCTTAGCAACGATAGGCTCAGATTTCAATTCTAATTCGATTTCAGGAATCGCTAAATCAGAACCTCTATCTTCAAAATCTCCACGAGAAATATCAGTTGGTTGTAAATGGTATTGTAATTGACCACCTACAGGTACAGAATCACTCGCACCTGCGTAAGTACCTGCTGCAGCAACTGCTGCTACAAATACTACGTTTGAACCATTTTTAACAGTATATTGAGGATATTGTGTATATCCAGAACCTGATTGTACAAAATCAAATGCTCTTACCGCATTGAAATCAGCTGCATCCGGTAATGCTACAGTTAATTTTTTAAGTTTACCTGCTGCGTATGATGCAGAAATAGTAGAATCAGTTAAATCAAATGAAATATCTGCTAAAGATGCAGATGCAACTAATGCTGATAAATTAGCTGATGTATCGTTGATTGTATATCCGAAACGTCCTGCTCCGTAAAGACCACCTTCAGTAGCTTGAGTAGAACCCAATTTATTACCTGATGGAGATAATGAATCTTTTCCAAAAGTACCACCATTACCGAACATAGAAGAACCAGAAGCTGGTCTACCTACTGTTGTATCAGTACCATATTTGAAGTCCATATAGAAAATAAGACCTGATGGTAAGTTCATTGGTTGAACCGAAACGAATTCTTTCGCTGCGATAGAACCAAAAATACGTCTTACCAAAGGTAGAGCAACACCTGCCCACTCTTCTGAACCAGAAGATGTACCTGTACGAGTTGCCTCGTCCAATAATTGCTTAGCTTGGTTTTCTAACATTACTGCCATACCATGCTTAGTTGTTTCAGAACCTACTCCTTCAAGTAATCCTGTTTTTTCCCACTTGCCTTTCAAACCTCTAGTTTGCTCAAGCATTACGCTCTGTGGGTTAGCACCTGTCATTAATTTTTTTAAGTTCATTTTGAATTTAATTGTTTTTATTATTTAATAATACCAGCTAATTTTTTAAATCTGTTAGCTACTGCTACAGATTCAGAAATTACTTGCTTTTGAACCGATGGCTTAGTAGATTTAACTACTTTACTTGCGATTCCTTCTGCAATTGATTTCTTAGCAATTCTGTTTGATGAAGTGTATTTGAAATTCTCTGCTAATGTAGAGT